GTTTCTTTGTGTGCGCCCTAAAACACCATGTGCGTATAACCACATAATTAAACCCTCGTTGGAGTTGTTCTAAAATATTTGTTATCAGGATCGTTCAGATACTTTTTCATAAGTTCATGATCTTTCTCTATAGCCCCATTGGTTTCTTTCATCCACTGAGTCCATACATTTAGCGGTATAGATGCAACCCTTACACCTTCACCAGCCTTGCCGGGAGTTAACAAATCACCATAATTATTATATGCTTTCTTGTTTTCTTCCAGTATAGGTTCACAGTCCTGATAGGTGTTTATAGTAAACTCTGTCTCATCAGCATTAGAATGAAACGTAGTGTGCAGCATATTAGGTTCTACTTTATTACTCATCGCAGATGATGCCTCGGATCGTCCCCCTCTACAATTCTATTCATTGCTTTTACAACACTAGAAAGACTTTCTTCTTTGGTTTGGGGTTTTGTAGTCTTTGACTTCTTGACTGAACTCTGTTTCGAAATCTTACTTTTTTTACCAACCATACACTTTACCAACCTTAGAAACTTGTGTACTTATGACATTATCTATACTTCCGTTGTGTTCAGTAGAGCCTAAAGCGCCATCCTTCCCTGGTCCATACTTCCTGAGTTTAGGTTCCCCCTCTGAATAAGGCGGGGGATTCATATCAGGACCAACGGCTGTTGCACTACCCTTGCTGGGTGGTTGTCCTATAGTTGCCATCTTGTTTCTCCTTTGAGGCAAAGCCCCCCGAAGGGGGCTAAACCAAAGCAAATTAAATTGCGCTCTTGAGCATACCGCTACCAAGACCATTTTTCGCACGCAAACCGTACTCAGCAATCAAAAGCTGCTTCACACTATCACCAGATTTGGCAAGAGTTTCTGTACGGAAAGGACGTAAATAGTCGACAGACCACAGATCAAAGTCTATGAAATCGCAATTACCAGCCGGCAAAAAGCGATCAGGTACAACCTTAAACGTACCAAAGTCCGTAACCAAAACATCAACCGCATTTACAGCAGTTACGGCTTTACTACCCGAATTGTTACCTATAGGATCGGCAACAACAGAACCACCAACAGCCGCTGAACTAATAGTCTGCTTCACATCACTTCTGCACAAAATGGTATCAGGTGATCCACCTAAATCCCAGATGCGACCAACTACTTCATTTATCAGAGAAAGTGAAACAGCCGTATTAGCACCGCCACCTAAGGAACTTGTCGTGCCATCAGGATAACCTGCTGCACCGTTATTAACAAGACCAAGACCACTAGACGCAGCTACGATTGGCGTTGTGAGGATGGCGTTAGTACCAACCCAAGTAGCAAAAGACGCGGATTCTCTAGCAACACCAGAGGCACCAACAGCTTTAACCGTACCATCAAGCAGCATCTGCTCCATATCACGCTTCATTTCTTTGGCGCGTTTGGCTAACTGATAAGCTTGAGTTGACTTTCTACCGGCAAAATCTACTGCTTCAGCAGTTCCAGAACTCTGGACTTGCGTTGCGGAGATTTGGGTATAATTTGAAAGACGACGAGGCTCTGTCGCAACAGTGGAAGCATAATCATCTCCCTCTTTCTGACGGTTCGCACTTGGAGAACTTAACTCATCTGTTTGCCATTCAAAGTTCGTATTGTCGCACGAACCTCTTCCACAACCGTTAAGAAACGGCGTGTCCATTGGGCTTATGTTGTAGATTATATTACTTAAATCTTCACGGATTCCTATAGCCCCATAGGTTTCTCTAGTATTTGCGGGAACTGCCATAGCATTTCCTCCTTAGTTAAATGTCTATAAAATCCTCTAGAAGTGCGGATGCGTCATCAAGACGACCTGTACCTCTAAGACGCTTCATTTGTGCAGTACGTTTAACTCGATCATTAGTACTTTTCTCCGTTCCTTTGCCAGATCTAACAACCCTGGGAGCATTCTTAATCTTCTTACCTTTCGGATTAGAAGATTTCAGCCTGTCGTATTCCATGGCCTTCGTTAATACCAACAACGAACGATGATCGATAAGAGAATTTAACTCTTCGGCGGAGAACCCTTGTGTTTCTGCATAAGTCCGTAGATTTTGCGCAATCTTACTTTGCTTTTCTGGAACCCCCCAATCAGGCATCTTTGCTACCATCGAAGCATGTTCTTTATTTAACGCTTCTTGGTAAGATTGCCTATGGGTGATTTCTTGCTTGCTTTGCGCTTCTTCGTACTGACTCTTGGCTTCTTGGATTTTCTCCTTAGCTTCTCGAAACTCTTCTCGTTTACTGACATATTCCATGGGATCAAAGTCGCGCAACTCTTCCCAATTTATATTGCCAAACTTCTCTAAACCAGAATTCTTTTCGATATAGCTTTGTAAAACCGAAAGATACTGCTGACGCTCATGCTGAATTTGTTCCAGTTCTGATTGATACTTTTGGGTACCATCTTCTAACTGTTTTCGTTGCTCAGCTAATTCCTGCGTCTTTCTTGTGTAGTCTGATTGTCGCGAGTAACCTTTTACAAGTTCGTCCAAGTTAACCTCTTGTTCCTCTCCGTTTACACGAACAGCATACAAGGGTTCTTCTTCTTCTTGCGGTTCCTCTTCAGACTCTTCTTCAGAAGATTCTTCAACATCTTCTTCATCTTCTTCTGTTTCAGAAGACTCGTCTTGAATTTCTTCAGTAGACTCACTTTCTTCAACAGGTTCTGCCTCTAAAGTTTCTGGCGTTTCCTCTTCGGGTTCCATTAAACTTAATAAGGCTTCTTGTGCCGAATCAATACTTCCCTGCTCCGACGATGCCTGATCTAACATTTGCGGGGCTTGTTGCTTGTCCGCCATAATTAACTCTCCTAGATATATGGGTGTTGCTTGTCTAGAATCTCATCTATCTTGCCAGTTTCCACAATGGAAACAACGTGAGATTTTATTCTTTCCAGCAATCGCAAAGCCAACCAGAACGCTTCTCGTTGGTCTATATCTTGTGCGCCGCTCTGGCGCCACATGCCTATCATTTCTTTTTCCAAAACATCGAAAGCTTCAATAAACAACTCATTTCTCAATAAGTCCTTTGCTCGCTCTTCCCTCATTTTAATTCCTTAAGTTATTATAATCCGATGCCAACTGGTCGTTCTTGCTCCCTTTCTAATTTAATTTCTTCCATCTTCAACGCAGCATCCACCTGCGCCTCGGCAGCATCATTTTGAACTTTTTGAGCTTTTATTTGAACATCAGCAGCTTTGATCTCTAATTCCTTTTGTTTAATAGCCATTTCTGCTTGAGCCAATTGATCCTGCATAGATGGACCCTCCTCGCGTGGCTCAACCTTGGATGGATCAGTAAGGAAATCCTCAACATTGATGAATCCCATATTTTTTACTAACAAAGCACCTATGTTATACATGTTTTGTTCTGTAACTATACTTAATCCGCCCCTCATGGCGTCGCCTGCAAACTGCAACATTGTGCTCAAGTACATTTGTTGTTGATCTCTGTTTCCTTGGCCCAGACCAACGGATACAGTGCAATCTGCTTTGTCTCTCCAAGCATCTGGCCTAACAGAAACCCACTCATTTCTAAGCTTTACAATAAGTTCCTTGTCTTGATTCTTTTGAACCAATTCATAGATAAACCTCATCAATTCTTTTACACCGGTTTCGGCAAAGTTTCTTGCTATTAACTCTACCCTAGACTGAGCAGCCGTCATAACAGAATTAACTGCTGTAGCCGTTGTATGGGAAGTTAATGCCTTATCATTCAACCCTTGGCTATATTTGCTTACACCAGCTCTTGACTCTCGAATGCTATCGAGATATTCAAGCATCTGAAAAGAATATGGCTCTAACGCTGGGGTATCTAATCTAGTAATGGCATTGGGAGCCTTTACCCTAACAACACCGCCAGGTCGCTGTGTTAAAAGATCATCTAAGTTTGCTTGTCCTTCCAAAACGGCATAACGACCAAAATTCTGGTTATAAGCGTTATCCATCAAATTTCGCATGAGAGTAGACTTTATCAGTTGCAAATCCATAACAAGATCAGCAACACTAAGACCAAAAAACTTATGCGGTATTCGTATGGGGGTGATACTAACAAAGGGCTTGCTATCTATCTCTTCATTGGCAAGAATTTTGCTGCCAACAGTACAAACCTTTCTTAGTTCAGCAATACCATCGCCGTTGAAATCGGTTTTCAAAAAACTTTCATGCAACCAATAAACACGAAGAGCTTCTTCGGAAGAAGAATCTGTACCCCATCCACCTCCAAAAGTAGAAGAATCATCGAATTCATATCTAGCTAGCCTTTCCGAGGAAAAAGCATCTATCTCGTTACCGCCGCTTAAATCTGCTGGGTCTACGTCATAACCCATCTCGCGAAGCTCTGACAATGTCTTCTTAACTCTATGACAAACAAAACGAGCATCTTGAATTGTTTTAGCTTCCCTAGATATTAGAAACTCGTCGGGCGGAACATTTTCTATTCTTACTTGCCCGCTAGAAGTGTTTCTCTTTATAACAACATCGTGAAGAACTTCCTCCTCAAATTCCGCATAATCTATATCCACCTCTGATTCGCCGCCCTCTTCATAAACAGCAGAACCCTCTTCGTCCTCCTCGTGCGGAGTATGCTCTACAACCTCAACATCATCTTCTGACAACAAAGACTCAAACTCGATATCTGTTAAATTTTTATATTCTTCTCTTGACCACTCTTCTGCTGTATCCCACCAAACTTTAACAATACCATTCTTCTGCAACAAAGCATCGGAAAACCAAGAAAGCAATATTTCCCACCCAGGATTTTGTTTTGTAAAAATATAATTTACAAAATCGGTTGCCTGTTCAGCCATTGCTTCATCTTCTGGTCCCACAGCATTGAACTTGACAAGCTCATCACCGGAGGCAAAAACCCTCATCAACGAAGGCTTTATCCACTCAATCGTGTCTGACACAGTCGAATCAACAAACTGACTTCTGCCCTCAACCTCATTACCAAAGGGAAGTCCATAATAATACTTCATGGCCTCTTCTCTTTGCAAAGCTATCTCATCTCCATAACCAAGGGAGTCTGTTAGCTCTCCTTGAATACGAGCAACGATTTCGTCTTCTGACATTTTTTCGTTTTTAGGCATACAGTTCTCGCTTGCGTTCTTGTCCTAACAAGCCGCCTTTTGACGGATCTAGCTGGGACACCTTGAAACCTTTTTTCATAATCAGGTCAATAATCTCTGGAGTTAAGTTTAACTTCCAAACATAAGTTTCTGCAGAAGGCCACATTCGAGCAACGTTCCGCTCTGTTGGTACCAGTACGTTATAAGGAACCTTCTGTATATCTATATCTTCCTTGGAAACTCCCAAACTCTTTAATGATCTTATAACCTGGTCTTTCATCTCTTTGTCATATATAAGCCTGAGCTTGGCTTCCGAGAGTTCGCCTGGGTTAGTCTTTATCTTGAGATCTCCACTAGACCAGGAGATACTATTATAACCCTCATTAACAGCTGTCAAAAGCTGCTGCTCGGCTATCAACTTTGTCCAATCCTTGGTTCGAGCATAAGGGCTTTTAGGCAGATCTTCCATAGCTTGGTTTATGATCTGCAAAGTATTTTGTTTATCCCCTATTAAATCGGCCCAATCTAAAATTTGATCAGAACCCATAACATTACTTTTGTCTATTACGTTTCCTAAAGTTTGATACCTCTGCCTCAAGGTCGCCTTGATATCAACCAACTCCCCTCCAAGAGGACCTTCATATCCCGGGTCCCACGCAATTTTCGCCAGCGGCGTCGCCTCGCTTAGATCAAACATTTCAGGACTATCCAGCACCAAATCTCCAGCTTCTATTATCTCTATTAAATCTGTGTGAGCATCGCCTGTAAGAGCAACCCCTATGCCGTACTTATCCTGCAAAATTGTGTAATACTCATTAAGGCTTTTACCTTCTCGCTCCCTTTCGTCTCTGCCCAAAAATTTTAGAACATCACCAGAAATCCCGCTTTCTACAAACCCATCATAATCCAAAGAAAAAAACTTTTCGGGATCCTTTAACACGAAATTCAAAAGCTTCAACCCCGACAAGGCCTCATCGTTTTCAGTTTGCCAGTCTGATTGGAACTCATCGCCAAACACACTGTACTCTCCATCAATCATCCTTATATCACTCCTGAGATGAGCAATAACATTATGTTCTCCCGGCCAATGCTGTTCCAACTCTGGAGTCCAGTAAACATGATTAGGAAAAAGGTTCTTTAACGCATCTCCCCTTGGAAGACCAGCAAAATCCATATCCTCGGGGATTCCATCTGCCCCTATGCTAAAGTCACGATTCACTTCAGTAAATACAGGAGACTCTGTCAAAAACTCGGGAATTGGAGACGTAAAAAGAATTTCCCTGTAGCCGAAAGCTCCCCCCTCATGTCTCTGCGCAATTACTCCCCCAGGTTGTGACTCTGGCGGGAACCCCCCTTCCGGAAGAGCAGTGTCAGTACGTTGGGTTGGATCCCTATGAAGAAATCTTCTGGGATTAATCCTAAAAAATTCCTCCGGCCTGGCCTCTATGGTGCGAAACCCTAACCTATCCCACTTACCGGACCCGGGCAAAGCTTCCGCGATATTTAGGGCTGGGTCTTTATTCTCATCATACTGATGCCTACCTATCTTCAACGGAGAAATGCTCTCCAACGCACCCTTCAAGGTATACTTGGTGTTCTTGTTTAAGTAGGAGTCAGTCAGCTCCATCTCCCTGGAGGCTCCCCCTTTTTTAAGAGCGGAAACAAGTTCGTGGCCGCTTATTTCTTCCCTATCACCCTTGCCAAAATAATTTATAAGAGCCCTTTCTGATGGGGAATAGTGCGCGATTTTTCCTCTGCGGATATCATCG